TACTCCAAATAAAGTTCTCATCATTCTAACAGAATCTATCATTACTCCTTCTGTTGTTCTTTCAACAATTTCTCCAACCGCTTGCATAAGTTCCTGATTAGGGCCTGCCTCTAAAAATTTCATAATTTCCAATTCGCCTGCTTCTCCACCTAAGGCTCTCTTTGCTGCTCTATATAATACTACATCTCTTTCTGCTTGCAAAGACGTCGCTCCTGCTGTAGCACCTTGCAATTTTTTATAAAGTGCCAATCCATATTGACCTTGATACGCTTCTCCCATTTGACCCATCCAAGCTTGAGTAGTAGCAATTTCAGGAATTACTTTTACTATTCCTCTTGATATTCCTTCCTCGAAAATATTCAAAGTTGCATTTAAGAATTCTGTATATTGTCCTACTCCCATTCCTGCAGCTTGCAATCCACCATAAGCATATCCTAAAGTTTCTGGCTGTCCAAATCTTCTTCCTAATGCTTCTGCTCTTCCTAAGGCACTTGGAGCAACTCCCATTCCTCTTGCATAAGCCATTACTCTGCCTGCACCAGCAGCAGCCTCTCCTCTCCCTACACCCGCTACTTCTGCAAAAGTTCTCATAACTCCAGCACCTACTTCTAAACTATATCCAAATCTAGACGCTGCACCTGAAGCCTCTTTCATTGTTGTTACAAAAGAATCACCAGTTTCTTTAGCAGTACTTCCAAATTCTCCCATAATTGCTGTTAAATCCATCATTTCAGGCATTACTTTTTCAAATTGTTTAGATAACGCATTAGCTATAAGACCACCTGCAGCAGCCACACCTACAACAGCACCCGCAACCATTCCAGCAGGGCCTGCTGCACTAAGCATTCCTTTTATCGTTTCTAAAATACCCGGAGCCGCTTCTGTTACATCTCCTGTCGCACCAACCCTTTGTACTGCTCCCGCTGTTGTTTTCATCATTGTTTCAGGAGCCCTTCCAAGTGGCGTTTGTACACCTCTTGCACGACCTGCTAATGCCTGTTGAGTTGTTTTTCTCTCACCTTCTTTTTGAAGATCATGTAATTTATCAACTCTTTCAGCAAAAGATTTATATTTTTCTTCAAGATCGCCCAATTCAAGAGCATCTTTCATATCTTCGCCAGCTTCAGATATACCTCTTAATGAGTCTGATACTTTAGGAGCTATAGCGCTCACATTCTCAGTCATACTAAGTCGAAGACCTACATCCATTAGATATTCTCTCCACTCATTACTATTTCTTGACCTATTTTTTTCATATCCTCTTCTGAATAACCCATTTCCTTAAATATCTCTTTAGGCATTGTTTTTATTACATCTGTTTTTGACATTCCCTTTCGATAAGTATTTTTATATTCCTCATCGATTGGAGAAGATAAAAAATTACAAAAAAGGATCTCTATTTGATCTTCTGATAATTTTTTATATCTCTTATCTGTTGGTAAAATACGAAAGTGTTCAATCAGCCATAATCTCATCTTTGTTCTTGGATTTGCTGATTCCACTGCTTCCATTAAATCCTGATTTAGTAATAGATTCCTGTACCGCTTTATAAAGTCGAAGATACCTCGCATATATTTTAGTAATCAGATCATCATCAGGACAATCTTCAGCAGATTCAAGATTATCCCACCAGTCTGGAGCTTCAACTATTACTTCATCCAAAGTTGCATAAGCACGAAAGCTTGCAATTTGTTGTTTTGAAAATGAGGACTCAGACATTCCATCGAGCATTCTTGCTACACTAACTTCTATTTTTCGAAGATCTCTAGGAAGAGGATAATTTATAATAAAAACTCCCCTTTTAGTTTTTACTTTACAACTTATTCTCTCCCCGCTTAAAATTCTTTCTAAAGCATCTTTCTTCCCTAAAGTATCTTTCTTCTCTGACATTTTATTTTCCTTTTATTTATTAAGCAGCAGCAGCTATATTTCTATCTCGCCTCATAGCCATAAATCTTATATTTTCAGTTACATAAGCATTAGGAGATACCTGCTCTCCATTGCTGGCAACCATTAATCCAGTAAAACTTCTCATTACCTTTTTCGTATTCGTATTCATAAAAACTAAACGATGAAACTCTTTTCCTTTTCCATCTAATTGAACTTCATCTCTATAAGGAAGTAAATCCTCTATAGTAATTTCCCCTCCATCTGCATATAAAACTGCTTTTTTCTCAGGAACAAAATTTGACATATTTATAGTACATGTATATCCCTGACAATCCAATGAAATAGGGCCTACATAATTTATCACGTTAGCTTGCTGAATAGCCCAATCTTCATCATAAGAGCAACCAGTTGCAAGTCCTACAGACTTTAAAATTCCATCTTCACCCTCTACAAGGACTTGTACCCATCCACCCCCAGCAATAAGTTTCTCTGCCATTTTATTACCCTCTCTTAATTATTGAATTTCTTTATTATGCTACTTTTTCAACTCATCCACTAACTGAAGCATAAACATGCAAGTGACTAGCAATAAACATAAAGTTAATTGGAGGTGTTATATTTGCATCATAATCGATTCTTATCACATCTCCCTCTATATTTTTCTTATAACCCCAATAAGGAGGATCGCCTACAAATAATCCTAAATCAGAATAATCTGAAAGTCTTCCCCCTGATATTGCATCAACTTTTCCTATCATAGTATTTGACATTGCTCTTCCAATAAATGATTCTTCTACTGCTGTCCTTAAATCTCTTGATACAAATAAAGATATTCTCATCATTGAAAATTCACATTGCTGTAATTTACTTCCTTGATTGGTAGTAACTCCTCTTGCATTTATCAATCTTCCTGATCTACTTGCTTTTCCACAACTCACTCCCGCTTTTATCAACTCTTCTGCCTCAGTTATTGTCAATTTTTTCTCCCACTCTAAAACATCAACAGATTTATTAGTTATTGGCTCTTGAATAGCTAAGGAAACTACCATTCCAATTATCTTAGCAGCATAATATGCTGGACTCCAAGTTTTCTTCTTTGATAAATCATTAAAATCCCAATGCTTAAAACCAGGATATTTTATCATTCCTGCATCAGAAGCTAAATTTGTTGCTCTTATTTTCATCTGAGCAATCGTTTCTCCTGCAGCTCCACCTACTATAAACTGTCTTTCATTCTTACCCATTGTTGAATTCATTTTTTCACAATGAGTTTTAACAAGAGCATGGATTGAGGCATCTTCACTAGATGATCCAACAAACTGTATATCTTCTTCTTCCATTAATGTTAAAGAAACTCCCCATGCTGTTTCATCATAAGTTCCGTCTCCTGCTCCTGTAAAATATACCCATGATGTTTCATTATCTGGTACATCTCTTGTAGCTGCTGCTGCATAATAATTAAACTCTGCCCAGGCACTTTCATTCATTGCATCAATTAATGCCTGTAGATCACTCATTGCTGTATAAGCAGAAGTTTTAATATCCTGAGCACTTACACTATCTAATTCTATAGAAGGGTCTAACGGAACAGAAGTTTTGATTGTACATGTATAGCTTGCTTGATCATTAATATAATTAACTATATCTTCTATTGTTTCAAAAGAGGAAAACAATATAGTAATATCATCCTCAGAAGCACCTGTACAAGTTGTATCCAATTGAGTTTTTGTAATATTCATTGTAGCAGCACTACCTGAACCAGTATACTGAATCTCAAAACTTTCCTTTTCAACTAAGTCCCATACCTCTGCTTCATTATTCATAAATTGAATAGTGACTTTTTTCCCTACAGCACCAGTTCCATCTTCTAACTTAGTTTTTATCTGATTTGTATGCAAGCCATAATCTCTTGCTTTACCCTCAATCATGGTATTAGCACCTTTTTGATAATCATGAGTAGATTGAGTTCCTGGATTTACTCTCCATGCTGCAATTCTCTGCGGTACTAAACCCCCTCCTGGACTAAAAGCATGTTTAACCGCATCTAATAACTTTCCTGAACGAAGAAAATCTGACGCATGAGTAGCACTTCCAAATATAAGAAGCTTATTCGGTTCTCCACCTCTACAATCCCCCATTATTACAGCATTATTAATGCTTACTAAGCCCCCACTTCCTCTAATGAAGTCTAATCTAGAATAACCACCTGGAAGATAATGTTGAGTAGCTTTTCCTCCACCAATAAAAGTTTTTCCCTTAACACCCATTACTTCCTCCTATTCTAATTTTCTATGTAATTCTTTGTTTATTACTTCTTTCCATTTTTTTACTGTAAACATTTGAAAGCCAAAAACCATTTTTAACATTGGTTTAAAGATTTCTTTAATTTCCTTATTATCGTTAAGATATTTATCTATATGTATTTTAGGTTCTATAATTTTTTTAATAGAACTATTTTTACTTACTGGTTTTTTAGTAGTCATTCTTAATCGCTCCCTTTATCATGTACATTCTCAACATAATGATCAACCTCTGCAATTTTTCCAATTTCTGTATCAATCATATAATTTCTAATACTAAAGTCAATAGTGAAGCGTAAAATGCCTCCATATAATATCTTCCCAAAATCGTAGTTATAGTTGCCACTTTTTTCTCCAGCAATACTATTATCATTAACAACTATACCATATAAATCTTTAATAGTAAACCTTTTTATTCCAATCAGAAATCCAATTAGAAGATCATATATTTTATTTTTTATTTTCGGATTCTCACTCCATATCTCAGCAACCATACTTGCACTTCTAAATGTTTCAACTCCTTCAGCGTGCAATACATTATCATTCTGAGTCAAATCCTTTAAGGTTTGTAAATCTTTATCAGAAATCGAATGCATTTCTCTATTATCTTCCATGTCACTTACTTCTGCAGCAGCAACTGTGACATCCTTTAAAGGCGTCAAAATTGGAATTTCAGGAGTTTTCTGATCAGTATCATCTATTATTGTAATAGAGGGAAACAAGCCAACTGGAAGTTTAGTATTATTAATTTGTTGATCAACTAAAAATGCAATAGGATGTGTACCACTTACTCTTAAATTCCCAAAATTAGGATATAACTCTTTAAACCTTACTTCTTCATAAAAATACTTTTTTACTTCTTCTATAATTATATTTTCAACATCTGCGATTATATTTATTACAAATTTCATTTTGTTATCCCTATATCTTGTTTTATTCCTGATAATATCATTCTTTTTATTTCTTCTCCTGCCTCTTCTGCTGCATGTTTTGTCATTTCCATAGCCGGTCTTGCTTTTACAATCCACTTCATTGCTGGCGAATT